TCTCCCTGCGTTCCAGCCCACCGGTATCTGCACTTCCAGACCGCTACCTGCGTGTCTTTGTCCTTGCGGTGTATCGTCAAACCGCAATCTGCCTTAGCCCACCACGCCATCGATCCACTGATTGCCATGCCATCCGGGCGCGGCAAATCAACCCCCGATCTGATGATCTTGCTTGGATGGGCAACAAACCACACATGCACACCACTGTTCTTTGCAAACTGCTGAATTCTCGTCAGCATATTGCTGATCGCCTCGGTCTCGCTGGAGCCTTTGTCGAGGTCAATGTAGTTGTATGGGTCGATGACCATACCCCGGACGCCAAACCGCGCCACGGCGATCCTAGCGCGTTCTAGGATGCTGTTTACAGTGCTTGGCTCACTGCCCTCGCTGGTCAAGAACAGGAAATGGTCTTGAACCCAGTCATACCCCGCCTTGAACTCCGCGTCATTCATCTTGTTGCTGCCGTCAAAGAACCGTTTGTTCTGGTGTATCTCGATCAGCCGGGAGATATGCACCTCGGGCGCGTTCTCAAACGAACACAGGGCAAACTTCCAATCATGGGTGCGGCCCAAGTTGACCATCAGTTGATCGACGAAGTTGCTCTTGCCTGACGAAGGGTAGCCGGTGACTACCGTCAACTGCCCGGGCACAACGGTGTAAATCTGATCAACCGAGGGATACCCGGTGCTGAGACCCTTGCCGGTGCCCTTGTTCCATAGGTCGTTTAAACGGTCTTTGAAGTCCAGCGCGTTGCTGATGCCCTGCACTGGGTAGGGTTGGGCTTTGTTGATGATCTCTGCCACCGCGTCCTTGCCCTGCGCGATAAACACCTCGTTTAAATCTTTCAGTGGTATCGATGCCAGCTTGCACTTGTCCTTGCCGATGCGCCGCGCCAGTTCCTCCGCAAGAGCGTGACCCGGTGGGTCGTTGTCCGTAGCTAGGATGACCCAAGGTGCCTTGGACAGGGTATCGAAGGCGTCCCACACAAACGAGAACCGCTTGTCCTCTGCCGCGCTGACCTTGCCATCTGCCACCTTGAGCGGCGCTCCTCCGGGAACCGACAACGCGTTGGGTATCCCGCATTCGACCAATGTAGCCGCGTCAATCTCACCCTCGACGATGATGATTGGCTGGTCAGGGATTATGGCGTCGATGTTGTAGAAGGTGTGCGCCCCGCCGTTGTCTTGAGTGAATTCCTTGCCTTGCAGCGTCCGATACTTTGACGCGATGATCTTGCCCTCTTTGAAGTAAGGGAATGCGATGCATTGCTCTGTCGTGCCAAGCCGGTTGAAGTATTTCTCTGACGCGTGGATGGACAGCTTGTCTGCGGTAGCACGACTGATGCCCCGCGTTTTCAAGAATGCCATGTGTTCATCTGTGAGGGGATTGCGTATGGACGGCGTAATTATTTTTTGTGTCAGCACTGTTTTCTCCATAGGGTAACCACCGTCAGCACCACAGTGATGACAGGTGTAAAGCAGCATGTTGTCCTTACGCATGACCGCAAGGTCTTTTGATTTTGATTTGTGCCGAGTGTCGCTACAGTCAGGACAGGCGAATCTTCCTGATTCGCCATAGCCTAACGAGATGAAATTTAAATCCAAGTGAGCCTCCGAACTGCGGTTAACGCTTGTTGTCTTTTCTGTTTGCTGCTCTGCTACGTAAGCGGGTATTTCCGGGGGTGGACAACCCGCCTGCACTGATTGGTTTTACATGGTCGATGTCTTTGCCCTTACGGGCTATGCCCTTTTTGTCATACTCGTTACGCGCTCTCTGCCTCTCGATCTGCCCGACATCGTCACCGCGTTTCAACTGTGTTTTATATTCCCGCTTCCAGTTCCGTGGCGCTACCATGCTCTCTCCTAGTTAATGATCCCCCTTTAGGGGGGATCAACCCAAAGACCCCCCCTACCCCACAGGTTTGTGAGGGTGGGAGAGGGCATCAACCCCGCGTATAGCGGACTTGCATGATACTTTCGTATCCCCCGCGCTTGCAAGTAAGACCAGCGCCCACGATTCTTTCGGAGTTGCACCGGAGACTTAAGGTCAGCCTCTGTACGTGGTATTCGTTTTCTCGACAGCAGCCCGAAGTTGGCTCTTTGTTAACGTAGTCGGTGCGACCAATAAAAAACCCCTACGGCTGGGTTTCAGGTCGCGGTGATGGAGAGCAGAAGAAGGATGATTATGCTCAACACAACCGAAACCCATGCGTAAGGGTTCGTTCATCATTCTTCATTTCGCCCATCACGGCGACCTGTCTTTTTCACAGGCAGGGGAATAGTAATCCACATAAAAATACGGTGTCAAGACAATCTTGGTTTTAATAAAACGGAGATCGGTGACAGGTCAGTTGCCGAAACCATAAGTCGGCTCCCGTATCCGTAGTCCTTGACCTTGTGTATTTTCAAAAAACGAGCCTTCTGAATGCAACCCAAGATTTCACAGGTAACGGGGTTAACAATCTTCACTCCCACCAGAACATCCGCGTTGAAATGTTCCATAGAATTCACTGGAATTTCAACGTCTTTACCTCCAAAGGTAACGGCTTTGATTTGAATAGTCCAACCGTTGATTACGGTATCTGGGATATCGCTACCCAGCTTAGTGACGGTCATATCCAACGGACATCCCAAGGCTTTTTTCAGGGCATATTCACCCATAGCCCCAAGATAATGCGGAACAAAACTGTTGTATCTCGTCGTAATCTTTTTTACGTCTGGAACTTCATTGGCAATTTTTACGCAATGAAACCTCTCTGCATACATAGCCACGGTCAACAGATCGAACGCATCAAAGTCTACTATCATGTGATGGACTCAAAGTTTTTAGCGGCGTTCCTCACAGCCAGCATCTCATTCCGCAGGATGTTGTAAGCAGCCTCGCCGCGCTTTGTCTTGATGTCTTCCAGATACCTGCGCTTGTGCGGCAGGGTGAGGACATGGCGAGCCTCGCACTCGATGCGCCAGCACTCACATTCATTGCAGACCACCCGCCCATCCCGCAGGGTGGTAGGCCTTTCAATAATCAGTAGACAGCCAAGACATTCAACCATGATACCTCCCAGTAAAATCGGACGGTAACACGAACACTTGTTCTTGTCTTGACCTATCAATCCAAGCGCCCTTACAATGCATCGCCACCAAAGACTTGAGCCTCCACGGTGGTGGCTTGTCCTCCCCAAGCCTCAGACGCCCCCAGCCCTCCGCTGCGGGGCGTTTGTATTTGTGGCACCTCGGTATCACTTCTCAGCTTGGACGCGCCCACCGGCCTCCTGTGCAGCCGCAGCCCTACTCTCAACAAGTATCTCGGCTCGTGGGTTTGCCTTATCCAGCCCCCAATAGGTATGACGTTCCTTTACCTGCCGGTCATTGAGGTAGGCAACATCTTGCAGCAGGTCAAGGATCAGGGACTCGTCGAGGTCTGGACGCCGACTTGCGTAGTAGATCGTCATCGTCACCACGACATCCCCAGCCAGCAGCCTGTTCTGTCCGATGACTTGACGTTTAAACGCTGTAGAGTAATCCAAAGCCTTCTTGGATTTGATAACCCGAGGCTTGCCGCCGATAAAAACCAACCGCCTTGAGTTGGCCTTTGAAGCAGGTTCGCCTAAAATAGTTAATAATATCGGTTGCATTGTGTTTTCCCTAGTGCTACTGTTCGTCCCCTACCTACAGGAGACTCAATGAAGATCACAAATAAATTCGGTGTTCCCGAAACACTTGTCGCCCTCGCTACGCGAGACTACTACAGTAAAGGCAAGGTTGACTACTCTGTCACCGAGCTAATCTCACCGCCGCGTGTGCAGCGGTTGCGTAAGAAGCATGTAGATGAGATGGAGCAGGATGTCTCGGGGATGCTGTGGCAACTGCTGGGGTCTGCCCTGCATGTGGTGGCAGAGCGCGGTCAGGCAGAGGGTCACACCACGGAAGAGCGTCTCTTCACGGAGATCAACGGCGTCACCCTGTCTGGTGCTATCGATATCCAGCGGGAGACGCCTGACGGTCTGGTATTGGCGGACTACAAGTTCACCAGCGCGTGGGCTGTGAGGCAAGAGAAGCCTGACTGGGAATACCAGCTAAATATGTATGCGTGGCTGGTCAGGCGGGTCAAGGCGCGTCCTGTGGCGGGGTTACAGATAGTTGCCCTCATCCGGGACTGGAGCCGCAGGGAGGCGACGATCAAGCCTGATTACCCGCAGTCACCCGTCCACATGGTCAACCTGCCTGTATGGGATCAGGAGAAGGCAGAGCAATACATCCTTGACCGGATTGGTCAGCACAACGATGGCAAGGTAGCCATCGATCTGGAGGAGGACTTGCCGCGCTGCACGGATGAGGATCGGTGGATTCGTAGCACCACCTATGCGGTGAAGAAGGAAGGCAGGAAGACCGCTATCAAGGTCTTTGATAACGAGGCAGATGCCCTAGTACGGGCAGAAACGGAGAAAGGATTTGTCGAAACGAGGAAGGGAGAAGCAATCAGATGCTCCGGCAATTACTGCGGAGTCAACCAATGGTGCAATCAATGGAAGGAAGAAACTGATGACAGTTTATAAGAAGTTGCAGGAAGCGCGGTTCCGTCTGGTGAATACCACCATTCAGAAGAGCGGCAAGAACAAGTTTGCCGGGTTTGAATACTTTGAATTAGGGGATTTCATCCCTGCCATTCAGAAGATATTCAACGAGGTCGGGCTGTG